TACCATCTTGTAATTGGTTGTATTTTACAGTACAGTCATTTATTTCATGTTGGATATTTTCCTGTTTTTTGGGATATCCATTTAATCCTAAATCTATAATAGGTTTGGAATAGTCATAATTTGACATATTATAGTCTAAGTCCTTATCATGAAATATAACATTTGTTTCCACTACATATTGGTGGATGCCTCTCCTGTTAAGAACTGACAATGGGCTATTATTCCAATTTGCAACCCATGTTACAAATCTTGGAATTAAATTTTGGAAATATTTATCAAGGTAATAGTTAGAACAATATATCCCAGCAAAATAACCAGCATTTTCTAGAATTGTTAAACCTTTAATAACAGTTTCTTCTAAATTTGGAATTAAAAAGGTTTTTTGTTCTTCAATATCAAGGAATACAGGATATTCAAATTGTTTTCCTTTTATCATTTCTAGAAAAACTTGACATTCAACTAACAATTCCTGTTGAGTTTCTGCATAACAATACCAATAACAACCAATTTTTAACCCAGCTTGTTTTGCTTTGTTGTAATAATCTTCAAAAAGTTTATCCTTTTGTGTTATTAGTTTACCATATCCCGTCCTTAAAATGACAAAATCAATCCCATTATTTTTCAACTTTGTAAAATCAATATTAGGGTTATGTTCCTATAAATCAACACCTAAAAATTTACTATTTTCCATTTTTTAGTCTCCTTATAAAATCTTGTATTTGTTTTGGTAATTTTACGCCACATTTTCCTAAATTTTCAATTATTGATATTCCCTCATTTGATAGAAATAACAATATTGTTAAATTTTTAAATATATCTTGTTTTAGTAAAACATCCATATAATAACTAAAAGAAACACCAATTAATAACATTATCTTCTTTAATATTCCTTTAAAACCAATTTTAGAAGATAGTTTTTTATTGTAAATAGCGGAAATAACCCCACTAACATAATCTAACAACATTGTAATTAATAGTACTTTTAATTGAATAGTTAGGTCACCTAAACAGAAAAAACAAATTGAATTTAGTAATAACAATATATTATATTTATTAATATCAGTAATAATAATCGCCCCAAATACATATATAATAACGTGTCAATGTGTCTATAGTGGGGATATAGTCAATATCAGATATACATACACTCATTTAAGAGTTTAACTAGTATATATACATCACTATCAAGAACACATTGACCGTCACCCATATCATATAACATATGTTGTATAATAGTAATGTAATAAAGTATTACAAACTTTGTAACACTTATTACAGATTTATTACAGTTTAAATTTTTCTTTACCACAAAACGTTGAAAAAGGGCTTAACAAATGATATAATTAGCTTAGCAAATATCAATCATACATTAAATAAATTAAATACATTACAGGAGGAAAAAACAATGGAAGAAAAAACATTAGAAAAAACATTAAAAAAAATCACAACTAATAAAGGAACTAGTGCTGAAATTTACCAATTTAGAATATTATTAAATGGTGAATATTGCAGATTTTTAGGTTACAAACTAAACGGGGTTGAGCAAAAAGGTCGTTTTCTCTTAAATGACTTAGAAATGTTAACAGAATATATAAGAATTAGTTATTAGGGAGGAGTAATTACTAAAATATCCCAACAGTACATGAATAATCGTGTACTGTAAGGAGCTTTTAATAAGCTACTATTATTTAAAATGAGGTAAAAAAACAATGAAAAAAGAAAATGAAATCATGGAACAAGAAACACAGTCAACAGCAATTACAACAGCTGTTGAAAAGAAGAACTTATTTAACACGCTACAAACTGCAGTAGGACTTAAAGATGTTGTTAACACAAAGATAACAATAGCGGACGTTATTATGTCGGATGACATATGCTACATTGTATCAACAACTGGTGAAGCATATGCTACAAATAGCAGCTCGGCTTTAAAAGATTTAAAGAATATTGCATGCATATTTGGTGATTACAAAAATATAACAATAATCCCAAAACTAAAAAACATTGGTGGCGGTAAAACAGTTATACAATTGTTTATCGACTAATAAAAACAAGGGGTGAGAAATCACCCCTTATTTTAAAATGTTCCACGTGGAACATTAAAGGAGTGGAAAAATGAAAATAAAAGTATTAATTCCTAAATGGAATTTATTAGGTTATCAAGTTTTATTGAAAATGATACAAGATGAAAAATGTGAATATTATACAGGTGAAGAACATGGGGAATTTACATCATTTATAATATACACAGATAGTGTATATATTAGAAAACACATTTACAGAAATTGTTATTATGAAAGGATGATAGATGATGAAAAACAAGAAAACAAGGATAAACTGGAAAAAAGAACTTTTTAGAGAATTTGGGGAAAAAGTCGGAAAATACACTCAAAAAAATAAAAGTTATTATAGATATGAAGATATTTATAAATACTACTCTCTTATAAGAGAGAGAAATCAAACAATTGAAGATATTACAAAATTTTCACATTTTATTAATTATGATACCATTCCAAAAATAGGATATAATTTAACAAAAGGCGGTTTAAAACGTAAAGCAAAAATACTAAAAAATAGTATAGTAAACTTGCCAACATCTGTAAATCAATATGTAACAAATTACATTAGTATAATGGAACAATTTGGTTTCAACCAAGATTTAATAAATCGTGTAAAAAACCTTGACAACTACAAAATTCTACTTTTTTCCACTTTTTACGCTAGTACAATAGAATACTTATATTTACATGATAATGTAAAAGAAAAAGAAAGTACTATTAGTAGTGCACTTGACGACGTTGAACAAATGATATCAGATTATGAAAATAATGGAGATATTGAAATGATGAAATCTGAAATAGCAAAGAAAAAATTTAAAAAATATGGGGTGAAATAATGAAAACGGTTGAAATAAAAGTGGCTGGAAAGTGTGCAACACATTATATAGCGAAAAGTCTTAATGAGAATTTAACAAGGATGCAGCGACATTTAGAAGTTAGAAGTATGAAAGCACTATTATTAAGAGAAGATAAAAAAATGTTTGTCATACTTGAAAAGATGAGTTACACTTGTTTTCTATATTTTGTATTAGAAAACGACTTTCAAGAGTTATCCAAAAAATACAATTTACCAATTACTGACAAATTGAAATTTAGGATGTTAGTACTTCAAAACAATTTTTACAATTTTTCAAAAGTTGCAAAAATGTTGAACATATCAACAGGGGTATTATATAAGAGTGTTCGGGGTTTTACTGATAAACTTTACTTAAAAATGATTATTGAAAAGTAGTTGATTTGTTATGTATTGGTTAGCTGATTTTGAGACAACGTGTCATGATGAAAATGAAACAAGGGTATGGCTATGGGGGATAAAAAACCTTGATTTAAATGAGATCCACGTAGGATATAATATAAAGACATTTTTTGACTTTATAAAAGAAAACTGTATAAATGATATAGTTTATTTTCATAATCTAAAATTTGATGGGGTATTCATAGTTGACTATCTTTTTAGGAGTGGTTTTGAATACTCCAAAGAATTTTCAGAAAATACATTTAATACTCTGATTACAGATACACAAATTTGGTACAATATACAAATAAATTTAAGAAAAGAAAAACGAAAACAGATAAAAATAACAATTCAAGATAGCTTGAAATTAATCCCATATAGTGAAAAAGCTATATGCCAAGCTTTTAAACTTGAAGTGCAAAAAGGAGAAATTGACTATAAAAAACCAAGAGATGAAACATATATACCAAATCAAGAAGAAATTGACTACATAAAAAATGACATTAAGATAATTGACAATGTCATGAAAACTTTTAAATCTGAGGGATACAATAAAATGACAATTGGAGCGTGCGCCCTCTCATACTTTAAGGAACATTTTGGTAAAAAGAATTGGGAACGACATTTTCCAATACTTGACAAAGAAATAGATGACTTTATTAGAAAAAGTTATAAGGGCGGTTGGACTTATCTAAACCCAAAATATAAGGGAAAAGATGTTAATAACGGTTTGGTATATGATGTTAATTCAATGTATCCAGCTGTTATGTATGATTTCCCATATCCTGTTGGAATACCCCAAAAATTTACAGGTGAATATATTTTGGATGAAAGCATGCCCCTTTATGTAATAGAGTTAATTTGTACATTTAAACTAAAAAAAGGTAAATACCCCTCAATCCAATCAAAAAATACTTTTAGAACTCCTCAATATATGGAAGAAGTAACAGAACCACTTCAATTAGTTTTAACAAGTGTAGACCTTGAGCTATTATATGAAAACTATCATGTAACCGTTTTTGAGTGGTTAGGCGGTTACAAATTCTCAAAAGCTACTGGTATTTTTAACGATTATATAGACTATTTCATCAAGATGAAAATAGAAAACAATGGTAAAAATATTTGTTTACGTAACATTGCTAAACTGTTTTTAAATTCACTATATGGGAAATTTGGAACTAATCCATATAAAGTAAATAAAATACCTTATTTAGATGCTGAAAAAAATTGCATCGAATTTGAAAATACAGAAGAAGAATATACCAAACCTGTATTTACTGCAATTGCCAGTTTTGTAACATCTTATGCAAGAAGAAATATTATACAAACCGCCAATAAAATTGGTAAAAGATTTATATATGCAGATACAGATAGTGTGCACATAGAGGGTCTAGAAATACCAGATATTAACATAGATGAAAATAAATTAGGATACTATAAATTAGAATACAAATTTATTAAAGCAAGGTATATAAAAGGCAAGACATACCTTGAAGAAGAAGAAAATGGTAAAATACATAAAACTATATGTGGATGTCCTGACAGAACAAAGGAAATAATTGACTTTACAAATTTTAATACAATGTTCAGTCTCACAGAAGAAAATGGGATTGAATATTATAATAAGTATGGAAAATTAGTTCCAAAAAGGGTAAAAGGTGGAGTTATATTAAAACCAACCGAATTTTCCATAAAAGAAGAAATGCAACCAAAACAAAACAAAAACACTAGTTACTAAATTGTAATAATTTATTAGCTAGTGTTAATTATTTTACCATGATATACTAATAAAAGGAGGTGGATATATGGATCTAGAAGAACTACAACAAAACATTGAGACCTTAAAAGCTGAAAATGAACAGTTAAAAGAAACCATTTTAAAAGTTGAAAACTCCCAAAAAGAATTTAAAAACGAATATAACCAGTTTAAAACAAATACAGTACAGGTAATAAATGGCGGTATTGTAGGAACTCAAAGTCATGAATATGACGTAAACAAAGAAGTAAAAGAAATTTTAAAATTAAAATAGGAGTGATAAAAATGCCAGATGCAATTAGTTTATTAAATGGGGCTATTATCCCCGATTTGCTATACGCAGATAGATTTCCAGAAATTAACAAGGACAACTTATCATCTATAATGTTATCTCAGCCGCCAAACGTTTTAAACGACTTTATCGGAATAATGGGTAAACTTGTTAAACAAAATATTGAAGATGTTGTATATACAAGGTCAAATAACCCTTTTGCTTTCATGGTTGGTGAAAAGTTAAACTTTGGTGAAACCATTGAGGATATTTTCGTAAATATCATTGAAGGATCAGCAATCGAATGGGATGCATCCCCCGAAAGTGTGCTAAAACTTTACAAAACAGATATTAGAAGTTTGTATCACACATGGAATTATGAGATGCAATATGCCACTTCAATAAGCATGGCATATGCTCAACGTGCCTTTTTGTCAGAAGGTGGAATTCGTAACCTTATGAATGTAATTGCTTCTAAGCCTTTACATTCGGCGGACTATGATTTATTTTTACATATTTTACAAACCTTGAAACAAATGAATGATGACAGTTATTTTTACAATGTAGGTGTACAAGCTTTAAATACTGAAACAGCACTTAAAAATTTTATTTTAGCTGTAAAAGATAAAATAAGTGAATTAAAGTTTATGAATAATATTTACAATAAATCCGGGGTTATTACTAGAAGTGATGATTTAATGTTGGTAATTAATCCTAAAACATTGAATAACATTGATGTTAATTTGCTAAGTGGTATATTTAATACGGCTAAAATGGAGTTAGAGTGTGAAATAATCAAAGTTCCATACCTTGATGCAGGAATTGATGGTAAAGAAGTAATAGGATATTTAATGGATAAAAAAGCAGTTAAATTTATTCCAACTTTAGAAGTTTCGACCGAACAATTTAACGCAAAAGGACTACACACTAACTTATTTTATACTTGTGCTGGAATTACATGTGTATCAACATTTGCAAACGCAGTTAAATTCACAGTTGATATACCATAATAAAAAAATTTTTAAAGGGCGTTGAAATATACGCCCTATTTTAAAAATGTTCCACGTGGAACATTAAAAGGGGTGAGAAAATGACTAATATAAATATTTATAACAATTGTCCTTTTGATAGTGAATATGTACACTTAACACATTTTACTAGTCAAGCACAAAGGGATAATTTTCTAAATGGTTACATTTCATGGAGTGCAACAGATTTTAAAGTAATTACAAATTATGTAATAGTTCCATTTAATAGGGATTATTTAGACGGTTGTAATTATATAGATTTTACAAGAGGTAATTTTAGGCAATTTGCTTTTGTTACCAGTTTAGAACATATAAATGAAGTATCTACCAAAATAACTTTTGAAATAGATTACTGGCAAACATATCTATTTAACATAGATTTTGGGAATGCATATGTGGAACGGGGGCATGGTAATTATTACAATAAAAATTTATTACCCGATTATTACGTAAATGCTAATATTATGCTTAATGAGTTTAAACTATATAACGGTGGAGGATCTAATATTATATTTGTTTATTTGGTTTGGCAAAATGTGAGTGAATACAATAGAAGTCAATCAGATTTGGAAAATATTAGTGTAGTTTGGCTACCTTATGGAATGAGTGAAACAGGTGCTTATCCTACTAGTTACGGTGGTGTTACGGGTGTCTCTATAAATGAATTACATGAATTAATGTCATGTCCAAACTGTAAACGTGCTTATGTGTCACATTATGGAACAATTGGGGGAACTAAGACAATATTTTTTGATGATGGTGAAAATACAATTTCAGCTTTATGCGGTTTCTCTGACACATTCGGTAAAATTAATTTTAATATCCCTAAAGTCACCAATGGTTCAAGATGGGAAAAATTAAATAATTATCCTTATTGTTATCATAAGTTAAAAAATGCAAGTGGTGAAATCATCCTTGAAAACGAATGGCTGCCAAATACAATAGAAATATCAATACAACAGTTATCTGGAATTTCTCAAACTGCAATTGCAAAATGCGAAAACATAGAAAATAATGGTGTTACTAAATATGGAAAAACTTTAGTTGATAATAAACAGAATGAATTAGCAGTAGCTAAAGATGATTTACAAGCTTATTTGTTTAATTATGGAAATAGTATAAATAACGCAATGAAAATGAACAGTGAACAAAAAAATATAAATACGCTAAATAATGTAATTAGTGGTGTTCAAGGTGTGACATCTTCAATAACAACAGGGGATCCAATAAATACAATAAATAGTGTAATATCTCCATTAAAAAGCGAACTTCAAAATGTTCAAAATACCATTAATTTCATATCTACTGAAAAAGCAAAACAACAAGATTTGGCAAATTCACCAGATAATATAATGGGATTAACTGGTGGTGGTTCGGTTTGTGCTTGCTATGAAAATATGAATTATTTCTCAATTCAAGCGTGGGGGCTTGATGAAAGTAATTTACAAAAGATGGAAACATATTTTGACACATACGGTTATCCAATAGAAAAAGTAATAAATGTTAAAAGTTGTTTTACTTCAAATACTGGTTATAATTACATAAAAACTAATAATTTATGTGTTCACGTAAACAATCAAACAGCTAAAAAAATAGTAAATAATGCCTTTAACCGTGGTGTTTGGATATATCATAATAATGCAGATTATTCTAATTTTTATAATCAAGGTGGTGGATATTAATGGATATGCTATTTATCCAAAAATTGTTGGGTAGGTCTAAATGGAAAAGTCTCACACGTCAAAAAAATGAAATGGAATGGTATTGTATTTTTAATCTTTTATGGAATTTATCAGTAAATAACATAAAATGGGAAAATACAGAAATTCCATCTTCATACATTGAGAAGTGTTTGGTTGAAAATGGTAGTGGTGCATTTTTTGAAGAAGATGGAATTTTGAAATTTGGGTCAGCTTATGCAACAGAAAATATTTACAATGTTCCTACAAAATGGAAAATACATTATAATGGTAAAATATATAGTAAGTCCATTTTAGATAGTGTTTTTGTTAGATGCGACATAAATAATAACCCTTTTATTATGTATATATTACAATATGCAGATAAAATATGCGACATTGAGAGGACAATAAATACTAATGTTGCAACTCATAAAATGCCTTTTATAATCAAATCAAACGATAAAAAATTATTGACACATAAAAACATTATTAACCAAATCCAAAATAATGAGATTGCAATTTTTATAGATGAAACGTTAAATATCAATGACTTTCAATTTTTTAAAACAGACCAACAGTATATTATTGACAAATTAGATATTCATAAAAAATTTGTATATGCTGAATTTAAAGAATTGTTAGGATTTAACAATATACAAATTGAGAAAAAAGAACGTTTAATAACTGATGAGGCACACCAAAACAATGAAATAATTTCGAATGGATATGTAAAATCTATGTTGGATGAGAGAAAAGAATGTTGTAAGAAAATAAAAGAATTGTTTAATGTTGATATAAATGTTAAATTAAATAGAGAGGAGATAAAAAGGGATGATAATTCCATTCAAGGGAAATTACACGATAACGCTAAAAACTCTCATGAGTGAATGGACACCTAATATTTTCCCTACACTTGCAATTGATAGTTTAGTTGTAAGTGAATGGGAAAAGTTAAAAGAAAAAATTGTTAGATATTATAACAATCATGAAATATGCGTTGAAACTCCTGATTATTTTATATCTATTTTTAATCGTGAAATAGAAAATAATTATAAAATTTGGGAAATGAAAACAATTGCTTTTAAGCATGATTTTGAGATTTACTCTAATAGATTAACAAATGTTGTCAATCAAAGTGAACAGGACACAACACAAAATCTTACATCTTCAAATATTGAAAATATTGGTGTAGATGGAAAAGGAAACGTTACAGATATAAATGTACTACCATTTTCCGAATATCAAAACTCAAATTATTCGACACAACAAACATTCAATAAGGGTAAAAATACCAGTAGTGGAACTCAATCAATTAAAGGAAATTCCACGGGAAACAATACCATGTCAATGACTGGAAAAGATAAAACAGATATTGAACTATATAAAATATATAGTCAAAATTTAGAAAATATCGATTTGGAATTTATTAAAAATTTAAGGAGTTGTTTTTTATGTATTTACTAGAAAATGTGTTCACGAATGAACATGGTGAGGCTATCACAGTATTACAACTATTGACAAAGTTTAAAGCGGTATTAAGTGAAATTGATACATATTTGAATGAATATGGAAATAGGTTAAACGCTATTGAATTAAAAAATTTTGAACAAGATAATGATTTATTAGTTTTAAAGGGTCAAGTTGCAACTTTACAAACTAAAGTAAATAGTATACAATTAACATTAGGTGACTATTTACTAAGATTTAATGATTTAGATGTTCAATTAAGTGTTATAAATGGGAAAATTGATGTTAATATTTCAGATATTGCTACACTAAAAACATATGTTAATAATTTAGGTGTTCAAATTATTGACATAAATAACACGCTTAATTTGTTAGGTTTAACAGTTCAAGAACATACTACACAAATTACAAATTTAGAAACAAGTGTATCAACAATAAATTCTGATTTAGTAGATCTTGATAGATCAATTGATTTGATTAATACACAACTTTCAAATCTAGCTACTTTTATAACAGATTTTGAAAGTAGATTAGCAGTTTTGGAAACAAATGTTAATAATATTGGTAAAGATATTATTGCAATAAATAATTTGTTTAACATACTTGATTTAACAGTTCAAGGACATACTACACAAATTACAAATTTAGAGGGCGATATTTTAACAATTAACAATAAAAATGCAGCTCAAGATACAACATTGACAAGTCATGATAGTAGAATTACATTATTGGAAAATTCAGGTGTAGGAGGAGGTAATTTACAACTTTTAGCAACTAAGATAATTAATTATAATATAAACCAAGGTGGTAGTGTTTTAGATAGTGGAAATTATATATTCCAAACTTTACCAGCTGGTACAGATTTTACAAAGGTAAAAATAATTGAACAGGTATTCGGCGTTAGTGCAGGTGATGCAGATGCTTTATCACGAGTTGGTATTAACTTCGCTTATTATATTCAAAATGGTAATGGTGTTGATGTTTTTTCATTATCAAAATTGGGTGGTCCAGCTCCTCAATCTATGAATTTTAACGTTTATTACCATTTTTATAAGGTGTTATAATATGTATATTAATGTGAAAGATGCTTTAAACTATAAAAGGTTGTTTACTTTTATTGTAGGTAACAGGGGTGGAGGAAAAACCTACTCAGCTAAAAGATGGATGATTGAACAATGGATAAATTATCAATCTAAGTCCTTTTATATTAGAAGATATGATACAGAATTTGAGGATGCTAAAAATTTTATACTGGATATTCAACATGAATATACAGATATGGAATTTACTGTTAATAATTATGGTGTTTATTTAAACGGTGAGATTTTTATATATTTTAGGGCGTTGACAAAAAGTGTTAATATAAAATCAAGTACTTTTCCAGATGTAGGACAAATTGTATTTGACGAATTTATAATTGATAAGGGATTGAAAAGATATCTAAAAAATGAAGTAGAGGCATTTTTGGAATTGTATGAGACAATTTCAAGAACTAGAGAGGTAAAATGTTTATTTTTGTCAAATGCAGTAACGGTTGTTAATCCATATTTCACCTATTTCAGAATTCCATGTTCTGACAATGAGATAATAAAAGGTAAACATTGGATAGTGGTAAAAACTACCAATGAAGATTTTATTAACCATAAGAAAAAAACAAAATTTGGAGAATTAATAGCTAATACAAATTATAGTAGATATGCAATAGATAACCAATATTTAAGGGATAATAATGACTTTGTTTTGTCAAAAAATAACAAAGCTGAATATCAAGGTGGTATAAAATACCTTGACAAGTTTTATGGTATTTGGTTAGATATAGAAAATTGTAAAATATTTGTTAATAACAAAGTTAACACAAACAGTAAAAATATGTATTGTGTTTTGAATGAGGATATGACTGAGAACCTTTTATTAGTAAAAAATAAAAGGAAAATACCGTTAATTGATTTACTAGATTTTGGATTTAAACATGGTTATATTTACTATGAGAATATAGGTATAAAAAGTCAGTTTATGGATATTGCAAGAGTATTGAAATTTTACTAAAATATGTTATCCCATATCCCACCATGTATAATAATGGTGGGTTTGGGTTTAACTGGTATTATCCAATGTGTACCAATGTGTGTCGGAAATTGGTATGGTAGGGATTGACATTGTAGGATATGTAATGGTAGGGATTGACAGGGTAGGATATGGATAATATG